TGTTGTGGTGTTTGCAGGCATTGTCAAAGTGAAAGTGCCAGCCGTAATGGTCTGTGAACCAAACGTATGTGCGCTTACTGCTTTGTTGCCTTGAGAGTTGTTGTAAATCAAAACACAATCAAAAGCTGTTGTCAAAGTGACTGTGGTGTAGACGATTGAAGCTGAAGGCGTAAAAAACGCTACGCCCGCAGTTGCTGAAGCGTTGGTTGCTGTAGGAGGTGTAGCATTCGTTACCGTTACACCGCCAGCAACATAGTTTGTACCAGACACTTCGCCGCTTGTTGTGTAAACAGTGCTTGCAGCATTTATAGTGGCTGATGTTAAGTACAAAGCCGCTTTAAACGTGTCTGCTGTGGTTACAGCGCGAACAGGAGCAGTACCAAAATTGTGAGTGGCGGTAAGAATTTCACCCAGAAAAGAAGTACACATTGATTGAGAATTTGCCATGATGTTTCCTTTACCCGATTGAGGCTGTTTCACCGCCAATAGACGGCATTTTCTTCAAAGTCACATGCGCAGAACGGTGGACAAGTTCCCCGTCCAGCCAATATTCCACCCATGTGGTTAACTCATTTTCATTGTCCACGATGCCTTCTTGCTTTACCAGCAAAGAATCATCCATGTCACCTTTTGTTGTTGTAACGATCAATTTGAACTCCTGATAAGTGCTTCTGTTGCCGTGTTCGCTGGCATCGTTATGAGAAATGTTCCGCCTGCTACAGATATTTTGTCAGAACCAAAGTCTAAAACAGCGATTGATTTGTTACCCTTGGTAACGTTATAAATCAATGCGCATCTTGCAATTATTGCACCAGTCCATGAGGCATTTGGGAATCCAACATATGCCGTATATCCAGAACTGTTTACAGTAATAGGCGTAAGAACCAAACCACCAGCCACATAATTTCCACCACTGGACTCATTGTCAGATGAGTAAACAGTAGTAGCCTCGTTCAAATTTACGTTGGCTGTATACAAAGCAATCTTGATCTGATCTGTCGTGAGATCGTGAATGCCTTGATACAACTCGGCTTTGAACGATGTGGTTTGTGTTTGGACAATACTCATTGAACTTGTGTCCTGACTTGTCCATCCCTGTACGCATCCATACGCTGTTTGCCATCACCCAAATTCTTGAGCAGAGCAATCGACTGAAGATACATATCTTGGTAAAACTTAACCATGTCTGGCTCGCCCTTCATGTAACGGATGGCCTCGACCATTGTACCGTTGAGCAGCGCAGAATCAAAATTATCACCGAGCCAAGTAGTACCAGCAGTGACGATAGATTCTGGGTAATAGTAAAAATGCAATTCAACTGAATAGGTTGCGTCTGGTGTTGGGCCAAGAATAAACGACAACTCAGTCACGGCATTTGACTGAGGGCCAAAAATACCATAGTGTTTTGGCTTTCCACGATATGCAGCAGCCGTGCTTGGATAAGCTTCTCGCATGAAGTTCACATCTTTATTGAGCAAATAAAGATATTCACTTCCGCTAATCACAGCCAATGAATAAGCAGACAAAAAATCTTCAGGCGCAGACAGATATGGGTTACCAGCGGTAACAGTACCAACCATATTCTTGCGCAGATTTGCAATCTGAACAGTGTTATATATACGCTGTTCAGCCTGCTTAATCATTGTGTTCATGTCTACCGTGGGAAACGTGTTCTCACAGTAGTCAGAAACAGCAATGACAAGTTCAGCGTAAGTCATGCCATTGGGCCTCTTGCCATCACACCCTTGGTAGCTGCGCCAGTGCCACGGATTTTGATGCCACTTGTTTTAGCTGGCTTATTACCAGCAGATTTGCTGTAAGCGCCAACACTCATGTCAACTGTTTTAAGCATACTGCCATTTGGCTCTTTGCCGGGATTGGAAGCGATTCCAACAGCTTTGCCCTTCATGTTGTGCGGCGCAGCATAAGTGGCAGCATCACCCACCTCTTTACCCATCATCTTTTTGCTGTATCCCATATCAGCCTCCGCGCTTGTATGTGAAAGAAGACTTCTTCTGGTTGGCAACCTTGGCTAAACCACGACCAAGTTCCTTCATTTGCATGTTGGTTTTACCACCTTTTGCCATTTTCTTTACACCGTGCATAGAAGATTCATGGCCTTTTACAGCTCTTTTTGCCTCTGACTTTGCAATACCACGCATTTTGTTTGTTTCCATCATTTTCTCCTAAGAAACAGTTACTGTAACTGTACCAACACTTGTCGTTGCCACCAAGTAATTTGGAGTCAACTCGTTATCAAAATTTCTTGCCCCGCCCACTGGACTCCATCCCCATTGAATGTCCCGTGAGCCGCCCGTTGGATAGCCGCCAAAACCGCTTTGGTCAAGCTGCAACCCATTCACACCAGCCGTCACATATGTAGTGTCCCTGCGAGGCCCTCTGAGCGCCTGCGGGTCTTCTACAGGGTACATACCCAACAACAACTGAGGATGATCTGGATCCCAGCACTCAGGACAAACTTTCAACTCATACCGCTTAGTCTTGATGACCTCGGTCTTGAGCTTTTTGAGCTTGTACCGTTGACCACACCGATCACATTCAGCAATTGCAATCCGACCAGAGGCATAGGTGCTTCCCATTAGAGTAATCTCCCCTTGGTCTTACCGCGCTGGGCTATCCCATCACCACGGGAAGAGGCCGAAACTTTGCCACCTTTTTTGTAGGTGTCACCGGCAGCGTTTTGGCGCTGCTCGTACATTTCATTGCCAATCGCATTTCCAACTTCACCATAAAAGTTGTTAGTAGCTCTTTTCCCGGACTTCTCGATTTGATCTATTACGTCTTGTTTGCTCCGCTGTTTAGCGGCTTGTTCAGCTTTATTGCGCAAATCTTCGTAGGTTGCTTGGCCCCATTTTGTTTTATAAAACCTATCTTTCACGGCTTTATCTGCCGCCTCAATCCACGGCGCAGGAATTTTTTCACCAATTTTGATATTGGCAATACGCTCCCGCTGCTGTGCTTTAGCCGCTGCTTTTTCTGCACTTGACCTAAGACCCGATGCAGCAAACTTGCCGGGGCCACCCATCAAATATTCTTCTGGATATACAGGTTCAATTGCCTCTTCCTCTGCCGTTGGAAGACGGCGAGGCTTTAAGCTCTTGTTGTATTTTTCAAGTACGCTTTTATATTGTTTAGCCATTAGGACGTACTCCCGCCAATAAACATCTGCCGTGGCACAAATCGCAGCGGTGCTTTTTCGTGATCTTCACCAGCAGCCAAGTCAAATTGCTCGTTGTATGCCTGTTTCAGCATATCCATGCGGGGCATCAATTCAGGAACCTTCATCGCTATGTAGTAAGCCAATCCAGACACTACACACGGCAAGAAACGGAAATTCATGTCCGCAATTTGAATACCAGAACCTGCGTCTTGAATACGGCGCATTCTGTAATACACAAACTCATAAGGCGTAGAGTCATCTGGCGTAGGCCACACAGTAACCGCTGGAAGTTGAGAAACAAACACCTCTGTAGCAGTCGTATGCGCAGCCGCAGTAGTGCTGTTTTGTCCACGGAAGCAGCCGCCCAAATCATTTCCTGAGATGTATCCGTAGTAAATTACCTCACTGTCCAGCTTGATGTAGCCTGACGAAGCCAATCCCACGGTAGAACTCAGTGTAATTGTGGTTGCAGTGCTGGTAACGCTTCCATTTGTAGTCAGCGTAGTTGGATTGGTTTCTCCAGACAATCGCTGAATCCACACCTGAATAGGTCTGGCCTGCTGCAATTTGTTTGGAATGGTGGCATAGGTAGACACACTGATGCGCGAAATTGTCAGGTCAGCCTGTGTGCTTGAACTGTTCGCCCCTGTGCGGATCACATGATCCAACAGATCAATCGTATCAGCAGGCAAAGGATATGTGTTCAATCCCGGTGTCAGCGGAAAAGATCCCGCTTCAATCGTCCACATGTTCAAGCCACGATTTGCCCACTCAATCGTCATCAGATTCATTGACCTACGGGCTGTTCGCAAGTCATAGCCACTACGCATTTCACGCCCAGCACGTTCCCACGCCTCTTCAGCGATCTCCGTAAACTCCATGTTAAAGAGTGTTGTGCCAGTGGTGTATGCCATTATCTAAATCCTGCCGTTTTCTTTGCAATGCTCTTGGGTTGTGCCACAAACTGCTTGCCTACCGCTTTGCCTTTACGTTTAGCCTTGGTTGTTGCGGCGTACTCAGCAGGGGACAAAGATTTAATAGCTGCTTCAGGGAGATACCTCTCACCTGTTTTTGACGAAGGCTTCCCCGACTT